TCACTGGAACTATTGTATCTAATGGCGTCCCACTTTTTTTGTCAATACCCGGTCTTCCAAAAGAGAAACTCCATAAACCATTGGGCATTCGCTCAATTAATCTCTTTCCACATAATTCGCATCGGATGAAAATCTTCTTACCCATATGTTATACCTTAGAGGAGGTCCTTAACCTGGTGTGCAAAATCTTATACTTCGTTTCATCTTCGGCTTCCATCCTTGGTGATTCAATTATTTCATCAACTAAAAGTGCACCAAGCAGAGTCCATGCATCTGTTGGGTGACTTGCATAAAAAGGAATACGCCTCATTGTGTCCGTCTGCGTAGTGTCTATCAGTAAATCATAAACGGTATCTCTGACTTGGCTTAACTTGAACCACTCATTGTCCTGCCTTGTACAGCAGTATATGTCAAGTTGAATACTCGACATATAACCCAACTCCACATCACCCAACAAGAAGGAAACCCATCTATCCACTAATGTTCCCCTTAAATTGGGTGCAGACAAGGTTTTGTCAAAAGTGAGGGCATACGACAAGTTGTCCACAAAATACTTCTTGATACTGTCCCATATATTTGCTTCTCTGGCTGTGGAATCAAGGCTCATTTTTTGTCTCCGTCTTGATTGCTTTCTGAATACGCTTTAATAATAATGTGAATCCCTCTGCTCCTCGCTCTGAGTTCTCGATGGGGCCGTCGGAATACACTTTCGCATACAAAGGTATAGCTTTATCGAAAAAGTTTAGGAGATCGTCAATCTCCTCTTCTGACAATTCTATATTAACACAAATTTCTTTAGGGACAATATCAATTATTTTCATCTAAAATACTCGTAATGTGTTTTCTTATGGCAATCGCCTCATCTACTTTGGCGTTCGTCTTTCTGACCAAGAACAACTTTTCAAATATTCCTCTCTCCTTATTCTGAAGTAGGTCAAGCAGTTGGGAAACAGTTACCCAATAAGAAAAGACTAACCCAAGTAAAACCTGATCTCGGTCCGACAATGGCCCATCCATTCGTCTTTTTATTTCAATATTCATTTCCCTCGACCACACACCCCATTCAAACGATGTCCTTGATTTTGAGCCAACATATCGATCAAAATTATGATTAATTAAATTGATAAAATCATCAATACCATATTCTTCTAACAATTTTAATTTTTTGATTTCCATCGACATTATCTCCACCCAGACATCAATGTGCTTTTGGATTCCCCAAGTCTCGTTAATGCTTTACCACCCTCATAATACTCAATTAAAGTAGGTCGAAATAGAGGTCTCGATGGTTGTCCAGCTCTGCCATATTCTAACCAGTAAGCATATTGAGCTATTGGTATTCTCCTTCCTTTATCGCCTTTACCAAACCAAGACACATTTCCTGAATCAAGCACCCCTGCAGGAATACCACCAAACCAGCCTTGTTTCACTTGCATTGATTTCAGGCTCGTCACTAATTCACCACGAAGAAACCAAAAACCCCCTCTTGATTTGAACACCAGATATTTCCATACGCTGTATCTTTCACTATATTTAGGATAGGCTGCTCGGTACTTGTCTGCATAGATATTTTTTCGTATCTGATCAATATAATCTATGGACATTTTCCTTGGTAGATTGACTCGTTCTGACTCTGCAAGTACCTTGAGCCTATCAACCGCTCTCATCCACCTATTATATTGATAAGATACAAACCTAACCTGTATCATGTTCTTTCACCCATCCATCTAATATTGCTTCTCTTCCAAACCACACACCTACTGGACAAAAATCTCCTGCTAAGTAAATATGATTCCTAAATAATCTGTACCTCCAAGTTGCCTCAATCTCAGATATCTTTTTATATAGTATCAGTATTTCATATTGGTTGAAATTCAAAAACACAGGAATGGCGTCCCTTAAAGCCTCATCTATATACTCATTGTCCCAAATAATAAGTCGCCATTCATTTTTACTGTTGTTGGTTTCCTTACACGAAGATACTGGGATAACATCATATTCCAATTTTATACCAACAAATGAATCTATCGTTTTTTCAATATCAGCATTTGGCTGATTTGAAGGAACCACAAAAATATCTAACATACGAATCTCGCATCAATTGGACAAGGTTCACCCTTATTCTCAATCTTAATCACATAAATAAGAAATATGGAACCGCATTTACTACAAACAAAATTTTCGGTAGGCAAGCAAACTATGTTTCCACACTTGGAACAAATCTCTTTTTGTTCTTCAGGATCTGGCATGCGTAACCTCCTACGCATTGAATGAAATTACATGCCTCTTGCATATAATTTGGGGAGTTCAGGCCCTCTCAGCCTAAACTTCACGCAGTAGTCGTTGTGCTGGAACTGGTGCTGGAGACAGTACTTGTACTAGTACTGCTTGATGTGGTAGTGGTTGTCGATGTAGTAGGACGCAAATCTTCACCAACATCAATAACGTCCACACCAGCAAATCTGTACTTCCTAACTGCTTCCACTCTGTAATATTGACCAGTGGACAGTATCTTGATTCTGTCAAGATAAGTAATGCCATAGGAACTTGGAGCATAAACTTCGTGGGTTTCAATTCCAAGCATCCCAAGTTCTTCATCAGTTACAAGACTCTGTCCAAACAATGGAGTAGTTAATGTCAAACTCACACCTGATTTCACAACAGGCAGAGTGGTTCTCATGTGATAAGTGTGAGGATCTCTGATCTCGACTGGACGAAGCACACTGACAATCACGTTGGCTAAGTAAAGGACAACTTCATAACGGATAACTGTGTTTTCAAATAAGGTTGGTGTTCTATGGGTAACAAGATACCTTGCCCCTGTCGTATCAAACTCTATGATATCCCCAGAAACTGCCTGAGTATCATAACACATTGTTCCTTCAAGAAAGAACTCTCTAATAAAGGGTTTGGTTACTTGTGCATTTGACTTTGCTGTTAGATACTCACCGGTAATGTTGCCTGACTCACGGATGATTGTGAACCCAATTCCAACCTCAACTATGGCTTCCTTTATATCAGGACCTATCGTCATTAGTCATTCTCTGTTGGGGCAAGCACTACCTGATTGCTTATATTGTAGGTGGTATCTCTACCTGTCGAATCATACTGAAAACCAGCATCCATTTTCGTACCAAACATATTGACAGCACTCGCTCCGGAAAATTCCAAAGCATTTTCATCTTTTGCTATCTCATACTGTTCGTCCATTCTCTCAATTATCTTGAAATAATGTTCAAATCGGTGCTGGAGATTTATCTGTTCGTATTTGAATTTATGGGCTGACTCGGTTAAAAGATAGAAAAATAAATGTCGTTTGGCTCTGTTTTTGATCCAAAGAATTTGTAAGTCAGAGGAGACAGGAAAGGAGAAGCCTGTCTCCCTGGAAGCATCATCACAAGCATTATAGTAATCTGCTGAATCAAGATAGGTCGTAAGACCCTTAACTTCCTGCTCTAACTGTGACGCCATCTCCTCCCTTGTCATTTCTTTCTCCTTTTAAGTAATGGCTTGGGTTTCATCACTTTCGCTGGCCTTTTAGGCTTAACAGGCGTGGACATTGAAGTCAATGTGGTGACATCGGGGCCAGCTTTTTCTTCCACCCTTTGTGCAACAAAAACTAATTTTGAGCTGTTGGGGCTCTTTCCAACCACTTCAACGGTTCCCGTTTCGAGGCGGATTTCCTCAAGCAGTACTTCAGGTATAGGGGCATTAATTAATGCCCCTTCTACCCAAATTTTATCCCCTGCTTGAAGGGTTGTTTTTACCAATACTTGTTCGATCATCGATTGTCCTCCTTCAATTCACTGCGATTAGGCAGTGGTTGTAGTAGTACTTGAACTGGAGGTCGTGGTGGTGGACGTAGCCGCACCAGCAGTTGTGGTCTGGACGGTCAGAACGTACACAGCATCACGATTCTTCAAAATGGGAAGCCCTTTGTCCTGGACACGAATCCAAACAACATCAGGATCCCAATTTTCGTGTCTATCGGTGTATTGGCCCCAGACACGATTAAGGCCGAACGGCGCCTGTTTGTACTCTGCGATTGGCTGTCCGTCGACGGTGCTGGCCATCATGACAAATTTGTCGCTCGGGATATAAAACTTCGCCATGGTAACATAGTCTTCCATAGCTTTATACGAGCCGGCCGGCGGGGAATCGATCTGGATGTTGCCCGCTTCATGATTGACACCAATGATATATACATCCTCATAAGTGCCTTCGCTGGCATCCCAGAATCGGAGAGATTCACCAGTTTCAAAGTCGCTGGTGTCGTCAACGGTGAACCAAGTGGTCGAACCTCCGGTGACAGCCTGGGTCAACCACGCACGGACCTCATACATCTCATCGTAAATGTACAAGGTGTCGATGTTCAGGAGACCCGACAGGACATCGGGATTGACTCCGATAAGATCATGGAGTCCTCCTTCATACAGGTTTCTGGAACCTCCGGCGCCGCCCATGAAGTACGAGCGCTGCAGGAGCTGGCGGATGGTCGTGTCGTTGGCCAACAGCTTCAGAACATCGGAGTTACATATCGCAGCATTTACCATGCCACCGCAATCTCTTTTGATCTTGGTTTTGCCGGTTTGAATGTCGCTCAAAATGTTTCTCGATGCGCCATCGGCCCAGTTGTACGCGGACGCCAGGGTAACCCTATGATCAGAGGGAATACCATAATCAATCGTGACACGATATCCACCCTTCACATGATAGGTGAACCCATTTCCGAACAGCATGTTGGCAAACATCCATTCTTTCCTGCGGTCAGACCGCCAAGAAAGGGAAGCAAGCTCCTGTGCCAGTTTGGACTCAGCCGTTTGATAAGCGGCGGAGTTGCCGGGTTGTCGTAGGTTATTGAGAAACTCCTCATCGAAAGGCATTTTCTCCTTCCAATACGCTGCCTCTGCGTAGTGTTCAGCGATCCCATGGGGAGCGGTGACCTGCGCCGGGGAGCCCGGGGGAGAAAACGGTGTCATTCCTCGACCTCCGCGCTGGCTCTCCCACTTGATTGTGGAGGATTCTGCGTTTGAGGAAGGGAACATATCTTTAAGAAAAAACTTAGGTGCCGTCATGAAAGTTTTCATGAGGCCCTGAAGTACCTCTAGTCGTAAAACAGGAATATCAGATGCACCTCGTGGCATAGAGTCTCACCTCCTTTCTATCTAATGTAGGTGTACTGACCATAGGTAGCGGCCGAAATGTCAGTCTTAGCCGCTGAATCCAGATTAGTCAGCATACCGGTGTACAGAACGCAGTTACCAAGAATCATTGTGGCAACCGCGCCTTTTGCGTTTGAACCCACACCGCAGTGAACAGTCTTTTCAAGAATGCCAACACAGTCTGAGTAGTTATTACCACTTGTACCAGCCTCAACAAAGACGCAGGCCTTCCGAGCGGTGGTGAAAGCAGTTCCACCAATTGCAGTGGTGAACGTGATTTTCGCTCGATGCGGTTCCGAGGTCCGATCAATCGCAGTGATGGCACCGAGATTTTCGGCGGCCGTTGTATCATCATTTATGATCAGATCGTCACCCACATTGAACTTGTAGGAATCATCCATCGTGACATAGACAAACTTGTCCGTAGTCCCGGAGTTGGCCACTAAATAAGCTCGACCAGGATGAACTTCGGCCCCAGTGAATGTCGTTGGGTTGTAAGGCAGAACCAAACCAGCCTTACCTGCCGCTGAAAGGTTCAGTGCGAGCGCCGATCCTTGTTCGATCCAACCATAACCAGCCATCAAAGTCACAGGCACTTTCAGTGCAGCCAAAGGTTCCGAGTAATATAGACGTTTGTAGTCCGTTTGGACACCGCGAACAATCTGCGGTATGTCTAAAGAAAATCTATCTCTCTCAGGCATATTTTTTCACCTCCTTCATCATTTAATATTATAGCATATTGAACAAAGGTTAAAAGGTTTTTGTTGAAAAGTTAATCAGAAACTTTCACACCAGCATGAGCGGCCAGCCTTTTGACAATCGATTCATTTTCTGCCATCTTCGCGGCTTCTGCCACTTGCGCGGGTGTCTCAACTTCTTTCTCGGAAAAACCCGAGCCGATGACCGACGCCTTCACGCCTCTTCCTTCCCAATCAGCGATCTCCGCATCGACGGCCGCCTCAAATGCCCCAACATCAAAAACATCATCTTTGACGAATTTCGTGTGGGACACATACCCTGCTACTTTCTCATGCAGGTTGGTAGGAATGTCACTCTCGGCGAGCTTGCGAGTCCAGATGGAATCTGCCTTGGCTTTTTGCTCGTTACCACGTCTGATGATTTCATCCTTTTCCAGCTTCATGACTCTGCTGGTAAGGTCTTCATTCGTGGTCGCAGCGGTCGCCAGCTTGCTTTCCAGATCCTTTTTCTCTGCCTCAAATTTCTCTTGCACTTTGGCAACGGCATCATCAATTAAGGACTGAACCAGGTCACCGTGTTCCTCCAGAAGTTCTTTTCTATTCATTTCTTTCTTCACCTCCTTTCCAGTTTCGAGTTCTAGTGATTCGTTATTGCCATTTTCTCCTGCCGTTTTAGCAGAGAGACCTTCAAATAAACAATCGATTTCCTCCTGCTCTTCCCTCGAAAAAGCAGAAGACTTCGTATCAGAGTCCCAGCCAAATACACACACCGACATCTCTTTGAATTCGCATTTTCTCCAAATGGTTCCAGGACCCTTCATTTTGTAGCCATTCACTTCCGCGGTGGCATCCTCTTCAAGTCTCTCCACACTCGTAGGCTTGGCATAAATGCTTGACTGATAAGGGAAGCCTTCAGAAGACAAACGCTGGAATTCCTCACTGTATTCCGTGCTTAGGAACTTCGCATTTTCAGGAGCCATTAATTTCCCATCGATTATCTGTGGTTTACCAATCACAGCAATCTTTCGGTCTGTGCTGTGGTTTTCAAGGACAGGAAATTTACTCTGTTTAAATTGAATACCCTCGAGATCAATTGCCAAATTGTCCCAGTACCAATGACCTTTGATGATTCCCCCTGAATAAGCAACCATCTTCAGCTTAGGTACTTTCTTTTCACCTTCACCCAGATCAGCAAACTCCACATGGGCATGGCAATCATGATCGACAAAACGCAATGCTCCTTTTGGTACTTTAGTCTCCTCAGTCATTTTTATGTTCCCTTCTGAGAATTTAGAATTTGCAACACGGATTGCAGTTGCCTCACAATTCGTGCCACCACTTGCCTGACAAGATTTAAGAGTTGCATTTGCTATCGACACCCACTTCTTTTTTTGTGCAGCAGTTTTAGCCTTTTTCGTAAAACGTGGGACATCTTTTACTGTCCAAGGCATGACGTTGCTCCTACGCTATTTGTTCTTTATCAGTGTGTTCGTACCAATCAAACTCTACTGTAAGGGCATTGCCATCTGCCCTTGAAGTCACTTTAATAAGATGAGCGCTGTTTGGGTTCAGAATAAATTCACCTCTGCTGTGTGCTCCACCACCAATGGCTACTCTACCACCTGATGCCGCTGCCCCTGCATATTTCAAAAGATGAGCATTACCTGCTTGAGACCCTCCTGGTGTATGACAAACAATCATGCCTGCTGTGTTGACTGACCCAAATCTTCGATTCAGGGAACCAACCCTGTTATTGGCAACATCAGTTTTTGTTGTGTCCTTCCAAAATTCAATGGTAGCAGCCAACGCAACATCGATGGCTATTTCAAGATGTGGTAACCTCAATGAATCAGGAGCCTGAAAACGCACTTCCATAGACTCCGTATTATCTTTCAAAGCACTATATACAGCAAGGAAAGCCCTTCCCCCATGTGCTTCAGAATGGGGATAATCGGTAGTTGGTATAACCCAAGCAGATTTATCAAGAGAAAGAATTCTGTCATTTTCATCCATTATCAGGATGCCATCATCTTTTTGATTTGCTATGCCCATTTTTTATTCCTTAGGCTTTGGCTTACGCTTCAAAACTGGTTTTTTGCCTGGCTCCCCCTCAACTTTTTCCTGCATAGACTCTGCATCAACACCTTGTTCGTAAATCAGTTCAGGATACATTTCATCCTCGGTCGCCTTATCGAGTCGTGCTTTGGCATAATCGGCGACACCCATCTTATCTGCCACCCAATCATTAGATACCCCTAATTGCTGACTCATAGGACCATGCTTGACACCCAATGTGCCCCTTGCCCTCGCTTCATAATCAATTAAATCACTGACTGGGTAAGTAACCCTGATTAATTGCTCAGGACGCTTCACCAAATTCTTGAATATTGGTTTTTTGTTTTTAAATCCAATAGCTTTTCGATGTTTGAATGTGCTTGGAAAATCTGATACAGACGATTTAAGGAAAAATATACTTCCCCAAAAATCATACTTTAAAAATCGATCAAAATAAGCGATTTCATCAGATACCCTATCGGAGAACGGTCCCCTTGACGCTTTAACGGAACTAAACGAGTTTCTTGACGTACCAGTTAAGATATCTTCAGGTTCATTCAATCCTGAAGCGACCATTTGCATAATATCTGTGTCTTGATCTTTGATTTGGGGTAAGGTTGGGCTTTTTGCTTCGACAGTCATGCCTGGAGGAACAATCAGTTTGCCTCCTGGGGTCAGTTTTGCCCCAATAGCTGTTTTTCTTTTGTCTTCGTCACTGAGGCTTAACCACGTTCTAAACGCTTTAATGTCCTCAAATTGGAAGACCCACATATAGGCGCCACTGGATTTTTTATGGTCAATCTCGTATTTTTTCAAATTTTCATAGTGATTGAGCCAAACCAGCACTGTCCTCAGATAACTGACGGCTCGACGGGTCATAAAACCCCTGTCCCAACTAACGATAAAACGTCGGAAACCACCGATTTTCTTGTAGATTTTTGCAGGATCCTTCGATTTTTGTTGTAATTGAGGCAAAAAATCTTTGTGTTTTTTAACAGAATTCACCAAATCCGGGTATCTGGCGATAAAAACTGATGGAATTTGCTCTCTGAGCTTGTTTTCCATGCTTCCACCAGCATTTTTAAGATATTCCTCATCACTTTTTCTTATATTATAGAACAAAGGCATGCTTGGTTTGTCAGGATGGAAGATTATGCCAGAATCTCCATCGCCCCCTTCTGATATGACTCCAGGGTCAACGAAGTCCACCTCAATGAACCCATCTTTATGTATGGCAAGACTGAGAAATAACTCGCCCTCGATCATATTTCTCCCAACATACTTGGGCCAAAAGTTATACAGTCTATTCCTTGCATCTAATTCGATTTGCTCTATAACTTCCTGTATCTCCCAATGTGTACCACATGATGTACGGAAGCCTAAACCAGTCAATCTGCCAACCATTCCCCTTATAGCAGTATTGACTTGGGGATTTATGTGGAACTTCCTAAAACACTCCCTTTGAAGATTGTCGCGGTCGTAGGATGGGCCATCTTGCTTACCTTGTCTGACAGGGAACCCATCCTCGTCCTTTTCGTACCTCTCCTGAGTCGTGTCGCTATACTGCCATGGCATGCTAAAAGCTATCTTGCTCAACACCTCATCAGGAACATCTTTAAGGGCATCTATGAAGGAATTTGACTGGATTTCGTCTTGGAGATAAATTGTCTTTGGCATGTTTTTATCCTATTTAATAGACCATACCTACTTATTACTTTTTAATAACACGAGGATATTCCTTTTGTCAAACAAAATTTTTGCACTTATGCATAGGAACCCACTAAGTCCTTGTTTTCAATGAAAAAACCAAAGTTTTTATGACCTGATCGAGCCCTAAAATCATCAATTCCCTTCAATCTCATTCCATAAAATCCCCAGCACAGAGCAAACATGAAGTCATCCTGTATACCATATTTTTCAAATTTCTCAGTGCTGCCAAACCATCGTTTGTCGGCATCGTGCTGAAATGCTCCCATCTCCTCTTCCCTGATGTCCTCTTTTTTGCTACCTGGCACCGCAATCGATGGGCATTTGAACCTGCCTTCCTTCGTAGCCGTCAGTACTTCTTTGAACCCATCCCGTTGACGGTCGTAGGTTGGAAATATGGGCTGAAATTCGATATCCCTCTCGGCACTCCAAGTCTCCATATCCCATGCACCATAGCGTTCAGAACAAATTACGTCAATTCCATCGTATTCCAAATGGGCAGCTTCCAGTACTTGCTTCGCCACATTTGTGCTGTGGTCCTTGATTTCTACAAGTACTAACACTAAGTAAATGTATTTTGGTGCAGTAGGAGACGCTAAATATATATGTGGATTTGATCGTGAACCCGGTAATCCCTTAGCTATAACGACATTTATCGTTCTCGCCAAGCCCCGAACTGCATAAGGATCACCGAAGTCGAGTCCTGCACCTATTAACCAGTCAGTGTCAAAGAGTTCACTCATGGTAATGAGATTTTCCATTGAAGCGTTCCTTGGAGCACCATAACGATCAACCAGCCTGTAGTAGCCATCTAAAGGAGTCAATAGCGAGTAGATGCTATCGATCTTTCCTGCTGTTTCCTCGCTACCATCGGCAAACCCCTTGCCTTTAACATCGGACATAACCTCTATCAGATGATTCTTTTCCTCCAACTTCGCAATCATATCCTCTGAGTTCAATATCTGTCCACCCATTCCAACATACTTTGTCGCTTCCACCATCTCATCAGTGAATACTTTTTGGGTACCTGCACTCCACAAATTAAGGAAGTACCTTTCATACTCACCAAAGGGAAACTTCGCCTTGTAGTCGCTTAACTGCCCTTGATCCATGTGAGGATTCCAATAGTCCTCGGGCAGCCCTAACTTTGAGTACCTATAACTAAAGAATACACCTTTTGTCTTATTCTGTATGAAGTTGGTATACAAAGAGTATAGGACGTGGGTTTTCTCGGACACAGTGGAGTCAATGACACCCAGCGCATTAGGGATATTTCGGATTGAGCCGTCGAGCTGGGTAAAAAACTTGGGGTTCTTCATATCGAATATCTCCGAGAACGTATACCCTGTAATATTCGACACGATGCCTGAAAATGACGATATTGATCGAATGATGGAGCGCACATCACCTTGACTATCTTTCAGCCTGATCTCCTTTTCCTGAATGTTGCGCCTGCTGCCTATGTACTGCATCAAACCAGGGCTATTAATAATGATGTCACGCATGATGTCGAAGTGGACAAACTTCACCTGGTCCCTACTGTTGGCCCCAAGCATGATCTGTTGTCGGGGCCAATTAAAGAACTTCCATAACTGCACCAAGCATGCCAACAAAGACTTGCCTTCACCCCTCATCCAACAGAATATGATCAGTCTGTAAACAAACCTCATATTTTCCATCCTGAGCGCTTCCCTCATAATCTCCTTCTGCTTATCCCAAATGTCTGCATAAGATTTACCTGTCTTTGGGTTGACTTCTTTAGGCAGCTGGCTCAACGGCGTCCATTGTGCAATGTCGGACCCTTCTGGATATATTGGTACGCAAACAAAATCATCGCACCATCTTCCGAATCCAGCACCACCTTCCCGATACCCAGGCAACCTATTTTCCTCCCTAATTCGTTCTGCTTCTTTCTCGGCCCTGGATTTCCTTTTGATCGTTTGTATGGGCTTCTGCAATCCCCTAATACCTCGTTCGTTTCCCTTACGAGGGCGTCCACGTTTTACAACCATGGTTGACATTTCGATCCTCCTTGATGCCCCTAATTAAATTTCGCCGCCAGCATAGATGCGACACATCCATGGATGACAAATGATATCGCCATCACCCTTTACGCCAATTTCAACTTTTTTTTACTATAACGGGATTCAGCGTGATTACATCCATTTTCTACTCGGCGCTTTTCTTACGAATAGGACGAACTTTAGGATTATCCTTCAGCGCCTCCGCTTCCATAGCATCGTAATAATTTCCAGTGCTGCCGAAGGTAGGAAGAGGCACCTTAGGTTTAACCGAGGCAGCACCTATCGACTTATATACCTGGTCGATGGCCTTGATGGTCTCCCGTATCTCCTTGTACAAAGGATCGATTCGGCGCATACCCTTATCGTCCAAGTACGCAATAGTCTCCACCCCAATCTCCTCTATTTTCAACCTGCACAGTATCCGATACAAAGG